GAGCTTCCTGCGTCACCGCGCTCTGATAGGGGTTCATAAACTGGCTGACAGCAGTCGGATCGTAAGCCTGCGCGCCGCGAAGGGAGAGATCGGTAGCGACATTCGCGCCCTGACGAACAGCGCCAATCGCCTCTTGACCATACGAAGGAAGCGCACCGTAACCCGACGCTGCCGCCTGATACGCTTCTAGGGCCGCATCGAGGTATGGGCGATAGGAGCCGATGCCCTCCGCAGCAAGCTCACGTGCAGTAAGCTGCTCCGGCATGAGACCGGCAATCTCAATCGCAGGAAGATTGACGGGGATTTCGGCGCGCTGCTTCGCAAGATCCAAAAGACCGAGCTTATAGGCTTCGATCTCTGGGGCTTCGCGAACAATCTGTTCCTGTTGTGTTACCTCAGCCATGATTACGCCATCCGCTCGAACTTGTGCATAAGCTCGTACATCTTGCGAGCGCCCTTCATTCTGTCACCGCCGCCAGCGCCTCTGACAGCTTTCGCCGTGAAGACGAACTCGCCGTCGCTGAGACGCGCAGGAATGGAATCGCTGGTTTCGGTTCCCGGACCAGAGACCTTGCCGCCCTTGGCGGCAAGACCGCCGGTCGCCGCCGTGAATAGTCCCGCGCCCGTGGTGTAACGGGGGCGGAAGTTGGCGATGTCGAACACGTAGCGGCTCGGGTTCTGCTCCATGAGTTCCCGCGAGCCCGGACCACGAGCAAGCGGGGGAGGTGCTTTGTCCCCACCGCCAGCGCCTGCTAACAACGCACCCGCGCCGAGGCCGAGCGCGACAGCCGTCTTCGGATATTCCTTAATGAGATCCGTCGCCTTACCAGCAAGACTTCCAATGCCAAGCCCGGAACTGGCGGCTTTCGCGCCTTCTGCCGTGCGAGCAGCGGCGGAGCCAAACGAACCGCCCCCAAAAGCCTCACCGGCCATTGTGCCGTCGGCGGGGACGGGGATCGAGCTAGGTGGAACGGGAGGTGCCGCACCAGAAACAGAGCTAAACCCGAGCTTTTCTCCGATGCTCTCGAAGAAACCCGGACCAGCGGCGGTCGTTCCGCCAAACCCGCTGGGGAGCGCGCCAGTGACGCCCGCCATGAAACCTGTCCCAGATAGCGCGCCGCTAATGCCCGCGCCAATTCCGCCTGTCAGACCGCCAAGGAGAGCGGCCTTCAGGGCGTCACGCGGCTTTGCACCGCCGATCAGCGAGCCAACGCCAGCGCCAATCGCGCCCGATGCGATAGCGCCGAGGCCCGGAACAAGGAAGTTCAGGGCAATGGGGAGAATGATCGGAGCAGCCTTCTTGAAGAAGCTGCCAATCTTCGAGAAGATGCTCTTGTATTCAGGCAGACCCGTCTTCGGGTTGATCGTGCCCGCGCCGCCACGGCTCTTCAGAAGAGCGGCTTCCGCAGGTGTGATGTGAGCCAAAACGGTGTCGCCGTCACGGCCAGCCTTGCGGACCTTCTCCGCCGCCGCCTTCAGACTGACGATGCCGCCCTTCGCAAACCCGCGGGTCGTCTCCTGCTCCTTCTTCTTGACAAGGATGCCATCGACCAAGCTGGTCAGGAAAGAGAAGAACGCAGGCGAGTAAGCTTCCGGGAGAGAGCCCTGCTCGATCAGCCCACCGGCATACATCTTGGAAACGATCTCGCTGTAGCGCGCCCGGTTCTGGCGCAGATACACGAGAAAATACTTAGCCGTGCGAAGCTCCTCAGTGGAGAACTCCATCAGATCGTCAGAGAGTTCCTGAAGCTGCGCCTTCTGGTCGTCGTCCAGACGGGTGTAAGCCTTACCAACTTCGGAAGAGAGACGAGGAAGATCTCCCTCAGAGAAAGGAGACGCACCCAAAGTCCGTTGAAAGTCCCGATCTTGGACGAGAGCATCGGCCTGCATTATCGTTCCCTATGAGGCGCGCATATAGCGACTAAGGTTTTGAGCAGGGCCAGAGCCTGATACTGGCGTCTGAAAACCTACCCGTTTACAGCCTTAAAGACAAGTCAGGTCGTAACTGTCACAGACCCGACAGACCCTGTGGCGGACAGACCGGCGACGTACGGGCTGTACAAAACAGAAACCCGCAGCGCCCCGTTCACCTCGAAGATCGTTCCCGGCTCAAGGCCGTAGTCGTTCGACTGCAAGTTCGTCAGGACAATGGTCGTCTGACGCCCCTCACCCGGAGCCCGGCTGACCCGGACAAGCGCATCCAACGAACGAACCAGAGCCTCAAGATACTGCTGGTTGTATTGCGAAGGAGGGTTCGGAAAGGTCGGGAAGACCAGCCGGACATCCATCAGCGCCGCCCATCGACTTGCGTCTCAAGACGTGGCGACCCCAGACCCCAACGAGTCCCAACCCTGTTGCTCTCGACCCTGAGTATGACAGACCGCCCACGCAGCCGGACATCCAGCACCTGCGTGTATTGATCCACAGGGACCGTGGCCGTCCTGACAACAGACGAGTTAGAGCCGCTCTCGTAGTTCGAGCCGGGGTAGTTCTGTGTTTTCAACGTGAAGTTCACGGTTGGGCTGTTCGTGGCGTTATAGAAAGACACGTCCGGGATCACGCGGCGGACGAAGGAGAACTTATCCCCATCCCCGATCTCGACAGGCGCGCTTTCGATATAGGCGTTCAGCGGGGACGGAGGCACGGTGCTGCCGTCGTCAGTGCCCTTCTCGTGATAGTAGAGATAGCCGTCTGTCGCGGCCCCTGTCGGGTAGTTTCGCGTTCCGCGATCAATCCAGCCGGTACGAGCCAGAGATCCGTACGTCCAGACCCGCTCGACGTAATTGTACGTCACGTACAGATCGTTCTCGGAGGATGTGGCGGATGGATAGAACCACGTGACTTCGTTGAACTCGGAGTTAGACGCGGCGAACACCTTGTTCGCCTCGTCCTTGTTGAAGTCGTTGAACACGTAGTTCAACAGCGGGCAAACAAGCTCCTGCGTCTGACCGGAGTAGACGTAGAACGTGTTGATGCCCATCCAGAAGATCGTGTCATCAACAGAGACGGCGCTATTGTATCCGCAGATCGTCGTGCCTGCCGCCACCTGCTGAATACCAAACGTATCCGGCGGACCAATGAACTGCATCGAGTACGCAGCGACATCCGTGAACACGATGATTTCACGCTTAGTCTCGATAGCCTTAACGATGTGAGTTCCCGAACCAATACGAAGCTCGCCAGCCGTGTTGGTTGGAGCAGGCGTCCACGTGAACGGGTCTTCCTGCGAGGAGAACCGAATGGACAAAGGATCTTGGGCCGTGGACCCTCCGGAGTTCGCCCCGAACGCAATGACGTGCCTGTCACGATCCGAGACCAACACCTGACTGGCAATGGTCGGTGTTCCACTGTCCGTGGACAGGGACGAAAGAGCCACGCCGCGCTGGGCGCTGGTCAGTGGAACGATGTTCGCGGTCGAAGCATCCCAGTAATAGATGTCTCCGTCACGAATGTTGAAGATCAGGTCTTCGCCGTAGTTGTCCTGAGACCAGAGACGAAGTTGCTGAGTGACGTTAAGGGTAGTTCCAGACCCCCACGTGTCACGTCCCCAATAGCCTGCGCCCCAGCCGTTTCCTAAAACAGCGTTATCAAGACCGATGTTGATTTGATATGCTGCCGTGACTGATGCGCCGCCGTTCCCGGTATCAGAAGAGTTGGCGTTGACAGAAGCCGTAATCGTATAGGTGCTCGCGTCAACAACCGTGACAGAGTACTCTTTGTTGAGGATCGTCGCAGTAATGTTTCCGCCGAGCGACACCGCACCGCTAAACGTCACATAGTCGCCTGTCACGCAGCCGTGCGCGGCATCGGTAACGGTGATCGTTGGAAAGCCGTTGGTCGCCGCAAACGGGTTGTTAAGAGTCGCGGTCGCGCGGATGGGCGTGATGTCGTAGTTATATCCGCCAAGCTCGACGTAGTATTTCAGGTTCGTGCCGAAGGCGAGATAGTTCGAGCCATCAAGCGCGACCCAGTTGAGCATGGATCGGCAGGTTCCAAGGAAGGAGTAGAGAGGAGCGTACTTCTCCCAACCGCCGATGGACTCCGGAAACCCCAAGCGGAAACGAACGAGGTTGCTGACGCGCCAGCCGCCCTCGTTCGTGTACCCGGTCACATCCCGGATGACACCGGGGCGGAACTGAAGTCTCTGGAGCGACATCCACCGTTCCTCATTGATCTTGTTTCTGGTCTTTCGACTTTAACTCACGATAGGCAAGCATAATTCGGAAGCACACCAGAATCAAACCGCCAAGGACGGTGAAGAACGACACCCACCCGGACAGGTGAACTACCCACCAAGGGAGCGTGATGGCTCCAGCGGCGATGGCTCCGTCCACAACTGTCCGCGTGTCGTTCATGTCACGGCACCTTATACGAAGTAGGCCACGAGGGCATTTCCCAAGTATCACTGGAAGTAGGGCGCGTGCACGTCGGCACCTCTTCCGCGATCCAGTATTTCATCGACCGCCAGCGTTCCGATGACTGTGACGACCGAGGCGGCATCAGCAACGTGCTTTACTGTGTCGTCTATGTGCGGCGTCATTGCGGTTGCCCTTTATCAGTCTGTTTCAACTTTACCAACACATTAGCAAGTTTTCTATCCCAGTCTTGCTGACTTACCTGATACCCAAACATCCAAAGAACCCTTGAGATCGGCCCAGATACAGGTGTGACATAATGCTTTACATTCGACGCTAGGTAGCAGTGAAGATCGCCTTCTCCTAGATCAACCTGCTTTCCGTCAACAAACAAGACACCGCCATCTGTCGGGCTTCTTGTCATTATGTTGCACCTCAAAACTTCTAAGCCGTTTTCCTCTTTTGGGTCTTTGTGTTCATACACATCGCCGCCGTGGAATGTGCAACTAACGACAACACCGTTTTTGCCGCCTCCAAGCACGCTCTTTTTCAGATCGTGCAGTGATAAAGCATCTGTTATCCTCTTATAAACATCACCTACGATTTCAGGATATTCAAAATTGTCTCCATAAAGCCTAGACGTATATCGTCCAGAATAATTAAACCTGCCTCGATCTATACCGGGGCCAAGCCACCCAAGTTTTACACCTTCGTCCACAAAGGTGTTTAATTCGCGCATATCATCAGTCGATAAGAAGTTTCTTACTCATGCCCCATAGATTTGCAGAAACTCTTAAAATCCTCACATGCAAGAGGATCAGTTGCTAGAACCTTTATATGCTGACCAACGTCAAATGACCGCACAGCTTTGTGCGCGATCATTATCGGCTCTGGGCAGCAAAGCCCTATGCAGTCGATCTCCAGCATTATGAGAACAGCAGGCTATCTGCCTTCTTGAAGGCTTCCTCAGAACCGGCACCAAACGGAATTGCGTCTGGCGGAATGATGTCGCAGACATCATCGCCATCACGAAGTGCATGGATGCAGTAGCAAACAGTGTTGTCCTCCATTGCCACAAGCTCATGCACCTGCTCTTTGCGGATAAAAACGATATGGGGAGCAGAAAACACACTCTCCTTCCCATTCGTCGTTATCTTCACAGAACCCTTCGCGACGAGAGTTTGATGGTCAAACTTATGCGCGTGTCCCTGCTCTATGTCGCCAGCCTTGTGAAAGGTCATCTGGCGAACATAGACAGAGGAAACGCAACTAAGCAGGATTTCTGGCTTGTCCGTCATTGGGCACCAAGATCAGTCACAGGAATTGGCCCCGTCTCTGGAGCGGGGTCAGGAGGAGCAACGAAGCTGCCATCGGGCAGCTTAATCCAGCCGACCTCAACATTGTCAGGAATGACGGAAAACATCTGACACACTTCAGCGGTAAAGCACTCAGAGATGTCCACTCCACTTAGGGGAACAAAGACTTCACCAACCGTGTTTTCAAAGAGACGAGCGTACTTCATCTCACCACTCCACAATTACAAGACCAGCCGCGCCCATTGCAGCGTTAGTCGGTGTGACAGAAGAGCCA